CTACCGCTCTGCCTCGTAGACCGCCACGCCATTCCCAACCTGAATCCACTTATCCTCCGGATCACCCGGCCGACAGATGGCCACCTCTACCTCGGTGCTCTTCCCTTCTGCCGGCTCAGCCGGACGAATGGCAGCATGCCGCAGCAAGCTATCCATGCCAGGCACGAAAGTGCTCTCGGAGCAATGGAACGACCAAACACCCGCCTTGTTCGTGTCGCTCACTTTCCGATCAAGCTTCAGCGACCACCCCTTCTTAAGTCGAACTACCAGCACGGAAACGCTCCACTTTATCCAAATCGCATAGTCTACCTTTACCAGCAATCCATTTGCGGAGGTGGCTTCATGCGTACAACTCTCGCAATGCATCGTGTCAATCCGGTGCGCGATGAGGCTTCTCCCTCTAGATTTGCAGCGACCTATTTGGCATATTGCCTTCACTTGCCTCACGGATGATGGAGCGCCGGTTTGACAGCAGAGATTGCGATCATGAGCCGCACGGCAGTAGTGCTAGCGGCAGACAGCGCCACGACAGTTACCTCGTGGAAGGATGGGCGTCCAGAGCGCAGATACTTCAAAGGGGCGAATAAGCTCTTTGAGCTGTCACGTTCTGGCCCAGTCGGAATCATGATATATGGCTCTGCGGGGCTCCAAGGCGTGCCGTGGGAGCTACCCATAAAAGCGTTCCGGGAAGCACTGGGGAAGGAGCAATATGATGCGTTGCAGACCTACCCTGAGCGTTTCTTCGAGTTTGTTGAGCACAACGACAAGCTTTTCTCCGCCGAATCCAAAACCGATGCTTTGCTCGCCATGGTGGGGGCGGCCGCGTTCCGACTCCAACTGCTCATCGCCGAAAAGCTTGGCGCTTCGGAAATCGAAGACCTGGCAGACAAAGGCGTGGCGGAAATTGAGCAAGCGTTAGCGGAAGTAGAGAGTGATGTGGAAGGCATAACGCTCGACAGTCGGCTCACCGACGTTGACGTTGCTAATGCAGCCGCAAGCACTTCAGAAGCCATAGCGACCGAAGCGCCTTCCACAATCAACCTCTTCATCCAGTCGGCTGACCGGCACCACCTGATCCCAAGATTCGCCAACCTTCTGGCCAAGTTAGCCGTCAAGCAGTTTTTCTCGTATGCAGACGTAACCGGCATCGTTTTTGCTGGCTACGGGAAAGAGGACTATTTTCCGTCGCTGGAGGTATATGAATGCTTCGGATTTCTCGGCGAACGTCTGATTTTTTCACGCGACGACGACAGCCGAGCCATGAGCGCCAGCTCTCCGGCGGTTATCCAGCCTTTTGCTACCACTCACATGATTGACACCTTTCGCACGGGGGTGTCACTCGACGTGTTCGGTGCGATGCACGATGCCAACATGTCAGCGCTCCGAGACGTAGGCAGAAAAGTCTTGGTTGAATGTGGGGCGCAAAACCCCATAACAGAAGAGCGGCTTGAAGAATTGGCAACCGAGGTCCACCAAGCGCACGCCGACAAGTGGTATCAGCAGATGCGGAATCAGCATGTCTTTCCGCTGTCTAGTGTTGTAAATTCGCTGCCCCTACCGGATATGGCGGCTTTGGCAAAAAGCCTGATTGAGCTAGAGTCCCTAAAAGAGAGAGTCACCAAGCCTAGCGAGTCTGTCTCCGGGCCGATAGACGTAGCCGTGATCAGCAAGCATGACGGCTTTGTCTGGATCGACAGAAAGCACTATTTCAGACCCGAGCTGAACCCTAGATTTTTTAAACGAGCAGACTGATGGAGCCAACTATGAGCACTACCGCCCAAACTGTGCAGCAGCCACGCACATCTTCGGTCGTTCGAGATGCACTCAGCCGGCAGAATCAGCAGATATCTCCTGCTAGAACCGCCGAGCCGAAAAGCCAGTACGAGCGAATGGTTCGCAAGTTGAATGTTAAGCCTAGCGCCCACGAGATGTTGATGGCGTACGCGCACGTCTGAAGGCGTGCAGTTCAAAAGCCCGCCCTGTGCGGGCTTTCGTTCGTCGATAGCTTTTGTCAGGTTTAATCTGGCAGCGGATACCTGGCATCGATCTCTGCAACCTTCGCGACCCACTCGGATAGATCTGCGGGCCCCTGGCCGACCGCTGCCAGATACTGCGCTTCCAGATAGAGCGGCAGAGACTCTTTCGTATAGGCCTCGCGCCGCTGCTCTCGCACTGCCGCACGCTGCTCCTCGAGGATCTGCTCAGGCGTTTTCATGTGTCCCCAGTCGATCATCGCGGCAACTCCACATCTCCTTCCAGAACCTCGATGGGAGCCGGGAAGCGAGCGGCATCGCTTGCGTCAGGCGCCAGCGGTAGACGCAGCGTCAGTTCGATTCGGCCAGCCTGGCGGGTAATCACTCCCTCAAACCAGGACGAACCGGTCGCCGCGCCAGGTAGCTGACCTCCCTCCGTTAATGGCGAAAAATCGAACTCGACGCCGTTCACAGTGAGGGTATCCCCTCGAACGGACACGCGCATTTCGACGCCGTCGCCGGGCAGCGGTACAAACGGCGAAAGCTTGATCAACATCAGAACCACCTCCCTATGCAGGAAAAGATCAAACGGTTTGTCGTGAGGTTCTCAGCCAGGATGAACGTCAGCGCGGTGCCGTTCGCATATGCCACCTTCACACCGTTGTACGTTGCGGGGTTCGTTGCGTGCGACACCCAGGATACCGATACCCCCGTGGTCCAGTCTGGAGTGAACGCCGCCGGCAATGTGAGTGTGTAGCCTGTGTTCGCCACGCGGTCGTTGGCGCCAAGCAGGCTAACCGTGCAAATCTGCGTACCGTCGGCGAATCGGGCGTATTGCCCGTTCGCGTTACTGCCTCGCTCCAATATCGACCCAAGCGGGACTCCTCCAGACTGAGCCACTGTACCCAGCAACTGAGCGTCGGACAGCACGCGAACCCACGACTGCCACGCGCCGGCGACCCTCCTGCGGAAATACAGGATGTTCGAGGTCCGCGGAACGAATAGTTGCACTGCGGTCGCGACGTCGTATGGATGGTGATAGAGCATCGATCCGATGGGGTTCAGAGCATCGATGCCTGGCGGCAAGTTCGAGTAAGGACCGACACCGATACCGTAGAACCCGCACTCGTCCGGTACCGTGTTCGGGTCCGAGACGGTCCGGTTGGACGACAGGCTCTTGGGAACGCCGCCGAGGTAGTTCAGGGCATTTGCCTGCGTAGATGCCGCGATCATAGCGCGCCCTACGCTTGTCAGCGGGGTTTGCGACCAGCTATTCGGCCCAGTCTGGAACGGGAGCTGGTCAGCGCCACCGAGCAGAAGGCTGAAGTTCTGCAGCCTGGCGTCGAACAGGCTCAAGCGCGCGCCGGCAGCGGTTGCTGCTCCTGTTCCGCCAAGCGCAACCGGCACCGTGTCGCCGTCGGCGAACTCGCGGAGACTGCCGTAGCCGTTGCCGTCGGCCTGGAGTTTCGTCGGGCGTACATCAGCCATTGAAAAGCACCTGTAGGTTGAGAGTTGCGCCGCCGGCGGTATAGGCCGGCAGTTGGCCGTCAGGGTTCATCGTGAGCCGAAGCATGGAGCCATCGGCGAGATACCCAGGAACAGCCGCAGGGATGCGGACGTTCATCGGATAGGCCACCACCACCCCGGCGCCGTTGGTGACGAACTGGTCGTATCCGGTGCTGCGCCGGACGAAGTAGATCGCGTTCGGCTCCAGCGCGGCAGGCAGTTGCGCGACGACCTTGTGGGTCTTGAGCACAGCCATTACCAGGCCGTTCCATTCCACTCGGCCGGGATCGGCTGGCCGTTGAAGCGCACCAGGCCCGACTCCTCACCGAACTTGTCCAGCGTCGACTTGTTCGCGTGCGTGTGCGCCTGGGAAACGGCAGTGTCGATCTGCGCCGGCGTCGACGTCGGGCGCCCGTTGATCGCGTCCCAGTTGAGCTCGACGTCCATCGACTCATACTCGGCCACCTTCAGCCAGGCGCTGGTCGCCGGGTTCCAGGCGTACAGCGCAGCACCGGATTCGACTGTCGGGTCGGCGCTCGCATCCTGAACCAAAACGAAGATTGCGCCCTCAGGCTCCAGGGCATCGCGTGCAGCGATATCGGATACGAACAGGATCGGCGCGCCGGTGCCGGGCAGGCTGGCCAACGCCTCGTTGATCAGCGCGTTGATCATCGCGCTGTTGCCGATCGAGCGCGCCACACCCGCCGAGTTCGTCAAATACGATTCGGCGAAGTTGCTGTTCTCCACGAAGTAGAAGCTGTCCGGCTCCAGCGTACCCGGCAGGGTCGCCACTTTGAAAAATCGAATCTGGGCCATTTCATCACCAATCAGTCGCGCCCCATTGGGCACCGTCTACGCCGTCCCTGCCGGGCGGACCCTGATCACCAGCCACAACGACCAGCACATCGGCCGGCGGCGTCACGGTGACCGCGTATTCCTGCATCTCGCTGAGCACCAGCGGCTCGCTATCGACCTCGATCGCCAGCGCCCAGGGCTCGGCGGCGTCATCCATCGCACCCTCCCCCACGGCTCACAGTGATCGGCCCGCTGTAGTAGCGATGGACCGTTCCATCCGGGTAGGTCACGTCCACGTCGTAGACCGCCGACGCCCATGCCAACGCCGCGGTATCGGAGGCCGATATCTCGCGCGAGATCGTTCCGGCGCCAGCGAGCTCCAGGCCAGAGCCGAGCGCCAGCGTCAGCAGCACCGTCCCACCTGGCGCATCGCGGATCTGCATCCGTACCTCGGCGCCAGCCAGGTCAACAGGTGGCTGGTAGATCAGTTGCCCGCCCACAGGCGCAAGGCCAGCGGCTGACAGCAAGTTGATCTCGATCATGTCGTCGTCGATGGACGCGACCCGGTGAGGCAGTTGCCGAAGCCGGGTGCGGTTCAGTTCGGGCATGCCCTGGACGCCATCGATCCAGGCTAACCAGGTGTCGGGCAACCCGTGGCCGGGGATGGTCAGCCGGACGGGAGCGGTCGACGCGATCTGGGTGATCGGCCGGTAGACAAGGCTCGGTTGCATGATCCGCATCGTGTCGCGGAACGTCGCCCCTTTTTCAATGCGCAGGGGTACACAGGCCGGCGTCATGCGGCTTCTCCTTGACGTAGTAGGAGGGGCTATACCCAACTGGTCAGGTACTGGATGCACTCCGGGCCGCGAGAGAGCTCTCCGGTGATCGGGTTGCAACTGGCTCGCACCCAGCGGTCGGCTGGCTCCCAGAAAAATCCGCGCCGGTACTCATGCGCGGGCTTACTCTTGGTCAGGGTGTCGGTAACCGTTCCAGAGGTCACGCCGCCGAGGCGCACGGCCGGCCCCTGGCGAACGCTGACGGTTGTTGTGGTCTGCCCCTCGGGATAGTCGAACGGATCGCGGATGTGGCAGATGGCTGCGCTGTTGTTGCTCAACGCGGCGAGCCACACTTGGTGCTGGTCTTGGTTGGCCAGCATGTTCTCGTCATTCACCAGCCACTGATAGGTCGCAACGGTGTTGACGATATGCATGCCCGGGGGGAATGTCGTCGTCGGCGGGGTGACCACCGGCCCACCCGTATGGTCTGGGTCGGTATAGGTCGTGACGTCATCCGGCTCCCCCGTACACTTCACCGTCCGCGTGATCTGCAGTCCTGTCCCTGGGATGTAGATCGCCTCGAACTGCTCTGTCAGTACAGTGCTGTCGACAACTGATCCGGAGCCGCTCAACAGCGCAACCTCGCTGCTTCGCTCCGTCGCTGTTCTTGTCGTCACGCCGGGCTCGTTGCGGTACTCCTTAAGCGCATAGTGGCGTCGGTTGTAGCGCGCGGTCTGGATGTTTCCCTGGGCGTCATACCAGGCGGTCAGCAACCCGGAGGTCTGGTTCCATTCCTCTCGATAGAGCGTGGTTTCGATGGGATCGCCCGGCTGACTGCTCTCGTCGGTCACCTGATGAACCGGATTACCGAGCGCGGCCTGGCGATTCTCGATCACGTCTATTGTGACCGTCTGACTGTGATCCGCCTCTGGATCTCGGATATCCGGGGCAATGGTCACCTCGACGAGACCATACAACCCCTGAGGGGCTCCAGACGGGGACGATCCGCTGACCACCGACGTTCCGGGCGGTGGGTCAATCTGCCGCATCCCGTCACCCTGTGTCACCACAACCCCCAGCAGCAACCGATTTCGGTAGACCCCGAGCAGCTTCAGGTAGTCTAACTTGACGTTTTCACCAAAAAACCAGTAGTCGAAGTTGCTCCCGAGCAGATCTTTTACCGCACACTCCGGCTGTCCTGCGCCCTGCCCAACATCCTCAAGCGTTATCTTCTTCCGAAGGGCGTGAATAGTTCCGCCCTTTGTCCAAAAATCGAGGTAGTAGCTGCCCTGCTCCACATTGAGGTAGATATCCACATACAGCGGGCGCCGCGGCTCCTCGTCGCTAGACCACCAGAGGGGGAGCCCCCTGAATGGGGCGTCGCCTGTATAGGACTGCCCTTCGGCCGAGGTCGTCGCGCCGCCGTAGTACAACTGATAGTCGTAGTTGCCTCCGCCTCGGAGGATCGTTCGCCCCCACCACTTCCCGCCCTGCTCCTCGACCTGCGGGTCGCTCTGGTCAGGTAGGCCCATGTCGAACAGATGCGTGTGATTCATCGGCCAGTTGCCGTAGTACGCGATCGCTGGGCGCGTCGCCCCGTTCGGCAGGGTGACGTAGCCGGCCAGATCATTGTTCGGCTGGCGGATCTTTCCGTGCCACGGCCAGCCCATGCGAACGACCTCGCCGTCCCAGGGCATCAGTTGATTCATGCCTTGAACTCCATGCGGCCAATATTCGAGCCGCCATCCTGCATCTCGAAGCTGGTGACGCGCTTGAACACAACGACGACCAGGCCATCGGTGCTCACGATCTCCTCGTCGGCCACCGTGCGCTTCGACTTGTCGGTCTCGGCCAGCGGCCAGGACACACCGCCCCCGCCGATCTGCTTGCCGGCGGGGTTGTAGTCGGCCCTGCCGCGCGCAGCATCCAGGGCGCCGCGCGGGTCGATCTTGCGCAGTGCGCGTGCCTGACGCTCCGGCTCGATCAGCCGGTTGAGCGCCGCGGTCAAGCCCTGGTCGCCACGCCGCTCCGCTTCAACCCGTTGGCCGCCGGCGCGGCGGATCGCTTCGTTCCTCGCGCCGAGGCTGCGGCGCTCGTCTGATAGAGCCATGCGCTATCTCCTACGCGTTCGGCACATCGCTGAACACAAGAATCGACAGGGTGAGCTCGTCAGCATCGAAATAGACGCGCGCCCACACCTCGCCGTTGAGGTCATTTGCATTGATCACGAATCCATACGACTCCTGAACCGCCCACTGCCTCGAGGTGCCCACGATCGACATACCTCCGGGCAATTCACCCGATGTAACCCTGATTTGCAGTTGTTGCCCGCTCGGAGCCGCGGTTCTGAGATTCAGGTCGAACTGTCGGGATGTGCTGGGATCGATTCCAATTGCTGCAGTGCCGAGCTCGGGAATTGCGAACAGACGGGCCTCAACAAATGAGTGTTGAGGCTCAAGAAGGAACTGGCCGTCGGTATTGACATGCAGCACCTCGCTCGGAGCGCTGCCACCGCCACTACCCAGCTTCACCCAATCGGCACCGCGAGCGGTGCCCTTCGCCAGGTATAGCGCGCCGTTGTTCGTGTTCACGTAGTGAGCACCGATGCTTGGTGGCGGATCGAGCGGCTCCCCGGCGCCGGACAGGACGTGCGTAACAGTTGCCATCAAATGTTCTCCATAATCAGGTTGTTGCCGGCGTCGTCGACCAGCGTTGCGCCGGTTTCGTCGACAAGGGTGCCGCCAGACGCCCGGGACTCCAGAGCCTGGATGCGCGCCTGGAGCGTCATGAGGTCGCCGGCCGTGACGGCTGCATAGATCGCCGTTCCCGCCGGCCAGTTGCCGTCGGAGGTTCCTTCCTGGGCGCGATCGATCGTCACCACCCCGCCGGCACGCGCGGTTGCTTTCACGATTTCATGCTGCACACCGGCGTCATCTGCGAGCGTCAACAGCACCCAGCTTCCTCCGGATAACGGCAGCAGCGCGGCGGCAGCATCAGGCACCGTCAGGCTTAACGCGCCAGGCGAAAGGCCGGCGCTCAGCGTCGTCTTCCAGTTGTTGATCCAGGCTCTCGCCATCGCTACATCTCCAGTACGTCATCAGGTACAGCTACCCGGTAAGTGGCTGCGATCTCCGGCGCATGTTCGTCCCGGTAGGTCTCCGGAATATCGTTTGCAGTCAACGAGAAGCGCCGCGGGAACAGTTCGGCGCCGGGATCGCGATTGCTCCAGTTGCCAGAGAAACCATCCGCCTCATCGTCATACGCCGGACTTCCGTTGCGGCCCCCAAGCTGCGTCGAGAGTTGACCGCCACCCGACGGTGGGCTGACGGGATCAGACGAGCCAGCCGGCGGAACAAGGGGGTCGGCGGCGCCAGCGCCGCCTCGCATCACCGCGATAGAGATCGTGGTCAGGGCGCTTCCGGATGCAAGGTCGAGCCGGTCGACAATGCGTCGACACTTGCCCACCGCCCGCGCGCCCTGGTCGGCGAGGCGGAGCGTGTGCACTAGATCGATCGGCAGGATCATGCTGGTGGGTACATCCCAGGTCACGGTCGTACCACGGTGCGCCGCAACGAGCATCGTTGCTCCCTGGGCCAACAGGCAGTTCAACGCAGCCAGGCGCCGGCTCTCGTCCTTCTCATCGCTGTGCCCTGTGCTGCCGCCGGTGATCGGATCGCTTTCCCAGCGCTCAGCACTGTCCGACTCGATCTCGATCGAGGCACGCTGGCGACCGACAATCGGGCCGGTCGCCGCCACGCTCGGCTGAACTTCCATGACCAACCGGTAGCGCTCGGTTACGGACTGCACCCATCGCCTGCCAGCAATCCAATTTCCGCCGAGCAGCAGTTCGGTGAAGTTGTTGACCCATGCCGCCGGCGGATTGCAGTAGACCCCAGTGGGTGGCAGCGGATACCAAGTTGCATAGAACAACGTCTGGCCGCTGCTTTCGGTCGCCGATGTGATCATCTCGACATCCGGTAACTCGGTGTCGTCGCCGCGCCAATTACAGAACCCCGCGTCGCCGACCGCGTTCCCCGTGCCGGGGTGCTGCCAGCCATACGAGGCGTTGAGCTGCCAGAGCCGGCTGAATCGGTAGTCGAACTCGATCTCGATCCTGTTCGTCTGCGAGCTCAGGTCACCGAGGCTGACCTCAACCGAGTTGTAGACGGTGGACCCGGCGCCGAACTCGAACGCCGGAGGCTGCGAGAACAGACTGGACACACGCAGTTCGCCGGTAGGCGCGCAATCCAGGGCCGCGGCCACGGTCGTCAACCGCTCTTGCGCGTAGTCCCAGCGCGATCGCCCATCAACAGGCTCGAACACATCGGATGACCACTGACCGCCGACCAGCGCATCGATCTGCGCGATCTCCATCGCTTCGATGCGCTGCTGCAACTGATCGGAGCAGCGCGCAGTCAGCGTCCGCCCTACCGCGTCGAACGTCGGGTCCGCGATGCGGCCGGTGAATCTCACCACGTCTGCGGTCACGCCCTCGGCAGTGGAAAGGTAGCGGATCGTGACCGCCCGCCCCACCCACGACGTCGGCGAAACCGGGTCAGTGCCGAGGTACAGGGTGAACGTAGCGGTGCCAGAGGCGCCTTCCTCGCGGTCGACTTCGACAGCCCCAACGAGGCTTGCCGTCCAATCCTCATCGTCGACGAGTAGGCGCAGGCGCCAGGCAAACGCCTGACCAGGCTTGATCTCGACAGGGCCATCTCCGCCGCCGGCCGTGCCGAATCCGTTCAGCGGGCCGGCGTTCAACGGCATGCCGTTCAGCAGCATGTCAAACCTCCTGCCAGTTCAGGGTCCATCCGTGCGCGGCGTTCATCGACGTCGACGGCGGGTCCGCGAACACGTTGAAGCGAGGCATGAACTGGACCATGTAGAGCGTCGCTGCCGGACGCTCTGTAACGGTCACGACAAGGCCTGCTCGCACGCATGGCGTCGGCACCCAGCGCCCCTCAACCAGCGCCAGCGCCCACGGCTCCTTGTCCGTGCGCGGCGCCTTGGGCAGCGTGAACGCCGGAGAGTCCTGGGCGATGCTGATCGGCTGGATCGCTTGCATCTCCAGTGATGATCGGTAGTCGAGCGCGTCGAGCCCGACCGGCACAAGGCCCGATCCGGTCAACGTGCCGGAGAGCTTGCCGTCCCAGTGGGTCAACTTCACGCCAGCACCGTCGCTCATCCTGACGACCGTCGCACCGAACAAGGGCTCCATCGACTGATCCGGCGCGCCGGCTTCTGGCGGGATAGGTACTCCGCCGAGCGTAATAACCGGGTAATCCATGCCGTTCTCCTACGGACGTGCGGTGCGGCCTCGCTTGAGCGCCTGCAGCCGCAGAATGTCGTTTACCGATCGCTGATCCCCGAAGACCGAGACAGTCGAGCCGCCGAACGACAGATCGATCCGCCCCAGGTTGGGGAGTTGCCCTGAGCTCGGCGCCGCTGTTGCGACCTCGGCGGCGGCCGGCGACAGCCCGTCGAGACCGCGCATCCCGGCCAGGCGGCTGGCAAGCGCCGAGACGCTGTTCGGGAACACCTTCTCCGCGCCACCGAACGCAACCAGTTCCGGACCTCGCTCGCCGACCCATGCAATGCCCGGCGCGGCGCTGTTGGTGCCGGTCGCGTAGCCGGGGAAACTGACCGGTGGCGTGGTGCCGCTCACGGCGGACATTTCGCCGGTGGGCACCAGTTGAACAGGGATCAGGACAGGCGTTTCAGACAGCGCCTGCAACTGTGCCTTGATCGCCTCGATCTCCTCCGGCGGGAGGTTGAACGAGATCTCGATGCCCTGGAGCGCGGTGGCCGCATCGGAGAGCTCCGCGATCCGCGCGCGGATGCTGTCGAGCTTCGCGTCTGCCTGCGACTGCTGCAGATCGTTCGCGGCGAGTTCGATGGCCTGGAGCTCCTTAGCGAAGCCGGTGAACCCGTATGTGTTCTCTCCGGCCGCCTGCAGTTGCTGGAGCATTTCGAGCGCCTTCTGCGCCTGCGCCTGTGCCGTCTCGGCATCGCCCTTGCGCAGCGCCTGGGCGGCGGACTGCTTGAGGGTCTGCGCAGATGCATAGCTCGGGTCGCCGCCGACGCCGGCTTGTAGCCCGGCAATCGCTTCGCTGTAGCGCTTCTCGATAGCCAGGCGGTCCTTCCGCACTTTCTCAACCGCTGCCAGCGCGCCTTTCTCGGCCGCCTCCTGCTTCTTGAGAGAGTCCTGCACCGCCTTCAGCCGGCCGTCACGCACTTGGCGCAGCGCTTCGGAGTACGCACGCTCCGACGAGAGCGCAGCTTGCTGCCGTGCGTCGTCGACCGCCTTGACCTGGGCGGCGGCTTCCTCGGCCGCCTTGCGCGCCTCCGCCGTCATGCCGGTCTGTTCTTCCAGCAACTGCTCGCGGTACTTCTTGAACGCTGCCAGGCGCTCGCTGATCTGCGCGTCAGACATGAACAAGTCGACCACGCCGAAGCCGTCGTCGGCGGCCTGCAACTTCTGGATCTCCTTGTTCACCCTGTCGAGCTCAGTGACGTTCCCGGTCACCCGTGCAGCCAGGTAGCCCAGATCCTCTCCGAAGCTGGAGAACAGCGAGCCACCTTGAGCCGCTGCGGCGGCCAGGCGAACCAGGGCGCTGGCCAGCGTGGTCAGGTTGCCCTGGATCGTCGGGTCGGCAAGTACCTCCTTCAGTTCCTTCAGCGACTCGATCAGCGGGCCGGTGTCCGCCTGGCCGACGCCGCGGCGGATGGTGTCTTCGATCGCCGTCCATTCCTTCGAGACGGAGTCACCAAACGAGGCGAGTTCGCTCTGCAGCTTGGGCAACTGTCCGATCAGCGCGTCGGTGACCACTGCCGCCGTCAGCTTGCCCTCCGCCGCCAGCGCCTTAAGTGCCGAGGTCGGCACGCCGATGCCATCGGCCAGAGCCTGCATCAGGCGTGGCGCCTGTTCGGCCACGCTGTTGAACTCGTCCCCGCGCAGCGCGCCAGCCCCCAGCGCCTGGCCGAACTGGATCACCCCGTTCTCTGCCTCGACCGCAGAGGCGCCCGACACGCGGAACGACGCCGACACAGCCTCGGTGACCTTGAGGATATCCTGCTGGGTGCGGCCCGCTTCCTTGAGCGGGCGACTGATCCGCCCGTACAGCGTAATCAGCGCCTCAACCGGCTGGCCGGTGTTGTAGGCGATGCGCTGCAACTCCTCGAGGGCGGTGTTGAACTCTTCCTGGGATCCGGTTGCCAGCCGCAGGCGGGCGTTCATTGCCTGGTAAGCGTCGGCGGTGTTCGCTACCGCCTTCACCCCGGCGGCCAGCGCGCTGAACGTGAGATAGCCTGCGAGCAGCTTGCCGCTTGCGGCCAACGCCTTGTTCGTCACGTTGAGGTCGCGGTTCACCTCGTTGAACATCTGCCGGGTGCGGTTCACCCCCTCGACGATCAGCTGCGTGGTCACTCTACCGGCCATGATCGAACTCCTGCAGGAACTGTTTAAACCCCTTCAGGGGCGCGCGTGCCGCGCGGCGAAGGAGCAGGTGGTCGCGCCGGTCTTGCTTGACCTGTTCGCCGACCTGCTCGAGGAACACCTCGATCTGTTGAAGCGTCATGCGCGAAACCTCGTCGAGACTGAAGCCCGCGCGAACTAGGTTGGTTACTGCTGCTGCCCAACCAGCGTTGCCAGCGTCGTCACTGCCGCTTGCTGGGCGCGGGCGAAAAAAGCGGCGTTGACCCGTATCACTTGCATGACGATCTGCATCGCCACGTCGACCGGTAGGCGCCAAACGCGCCAGCGGCTGAGGTTCGTGGTCCTGCGCAGGATCTTCCGCAGCTTGGCCGAACCGGTCTTGCCGAACTGCAGGATCGCGGGAACGGTGCCATCGCTCAAAACCTTGAGCAGGTCACTGGCGATATCCCCGAACAACTCGAAGTCGGCGAGGCGGACGTGCCGCACGATCACCGGCGCGCCGTTGACGTAGATGGTTTCAGGTTCGGGAAACAGAATTCCGAGGTCAGACATGGGCCACCCAAATGAAAAGGCCCGCCATCAGGGCGGGCCGGTTGATCTACGGCCATCAGGCCGCGTCGGTGTTCTGGATTTCCCAAGTCCAGATCGCGGCCTCGCCGACGTCGTAGATGTTCGGGTCGGCCAGAAGGCGGATCTGTACCGGGATCACGCCGAACTCGGCGCCCTGGTTCAGCGGTAGGCCGCCATTCAGACTGATCCGCGCATAGAAGCAGTTGATCCGACGCTTCTCACCATCGCCGGCTTCGTTGGTCTGCTCGAACATCACCCGGTAGAACTTGCGGCCGGTGGTGAACGGCTTCACCAGGTCGACAGTCGGGTAGGTGTAGCTGACCTCGATCGGCAAACGCTTCAACCCGCCATCCGGCGGAGCAGTGGTCGCGTTGATTGCGTCGGCCAGCGTGCCGCCCGGCAGAGGCCGGATGCCGCCGGGGGTGACGGCGTAGTCAACGCCGCGCACATAGGTCGGCGTGCCACCGGCTCCGGTGACGCTGCTGACCTCGAGGGGAATGTGCGCAAGGCGGATGATGCGATCGACATAGGCGTCATGCACCTCTTCGGAGACGGTCCCCGATGGCACACGCTCAACAGAGCCGTAGAGGATCACCGCAGCGGCGCGCGGGGAAAAGTTGACGGCCTCGCCGGTGATGTTGATCGCCGTGATGGACGTTACGCCGTCGAGCTCAGGCAGGCCGAGGCGCGTCGGGTCGGGGATGGTGATCTCGGTCGACTCCGGCTCGGCGCTGGTCGTTTGCAGCTTGAACAGCTCCTCGTACACAGACGACGGATACGGTGCGACCGACGTCGGGCCGCGGAACAGTTGGGTGTAGAGCATCGTTTTCTCCTCGGCCTGGCCGATCAGTTGTAGGTTTCGACGTAGATCACGCCGATGGTTGCGGTCAGGGTGTGGAAGTTGCGACCAGCCTCGGCAAACTGCGCCACCGCCTCGTCGATATCCTCCACAAGCCCAGGGAACTTGCGCTCCGGCTGGTCTTCTCCGAAGCCAAGGGCGCGCAGAATGTCGACGTGGACGTCATCGAGTTCGTGTTCCTCCGCCGATCGCGGGAATACAACCTCGACTTCGAACGTGCGGAGCCTGGTCGCCTGGCGTACCGCCGTTCCGGTTCGCGCGTCGCTCGCGACTCGCACAAGGGCGTAAGGCCCGCTGGCTTTGTCGGGCACTCGATCTGTCGGCCCGTAAACTGCCCGCAGGTCCGTCAGGTAGCCGTTTATCGGGCGAATCTCGCCCAGGCGGGCCCGCAGGTCGCGTGTGACCTGGCTCGCTTTCGTTCGCATGGTTGGTTTTCCTCAGACGGCCTTTTCGAGCTCGCGGCGGATGCGCCGCTCGAACTCTTGGCGCAGAAACGCATTGGTCCAGCGGATGGTCTTCGCCGTAGTCAGCAGCCGGAACCAGTACGCCACCGACGGGCCTTGTGCTTCCTGCAGGGCGCGCCGATAGGTGTAGCTGGTGACATTGGGCAAACGGCCCCGCGCCGTCCTGGCCCGCTGACTGCGGGTAGACAACGGGCGCTGCAGCCGCCCCGATGGGTTGACGAAGCCTGCGGCAACTTTACGACCGTTCGGGCCGACGACATAAATCCTCGCCCGCGTCGAGTTGATTGGCTCGAAGATCCAGCGTCGGTATGCCGTGACGTTGACGCCAGACGACGACGGAATAAGCCTCGCGTTCATCCGGCCCGCCCTCGCGCGCTTGATCACGATCCGACGGTTGGCGAAGGCACTGGTGAACGCAGTCCGCATCGGCTCGTTGTAGCGCTGCTTCCTCGTCTGCGTCGCCGTGGTATTCAGCGCGCCGCGCATCACTGGATCAACGCGCCGGCCTGCTTCCCGGAGGCGCGCTTGCGCCTGCTCGACGCCGACCAGCCTGATCGGCGCCCTCATTGCACACGCTCCAGCCAGAGCCCGCGGACAATGCCGTCGTCGGTGCCGTCGGCGTAGTCGACGACGTAGTAGCGCACTCGATCCACTTCAAGCAGATCGCCCACCTGCACCCTCCCCGTCTCGATCAGCGCAACCTCGGCGCGGACCCTGTAGGCCGTCGCCTGGCCGTTCTCGTCCAGCCAGGGCGCATCGTAGTTCAGAAACACCCGGCAGTTTCGCGGCGGCGCGCCATCTGGCCGGTATGTCGCCGGCTCGCCGATCAGCTCTGTTGCGGTGATCGCCAGTTCGGCCCGACGGCCAGTGAAGTCGCGGGCGCTGTCGATGTGGAAGAGGCGGCCGGCGGCGCGCAGGTAGCATCCTTGCCGAATGCGCTCGTCCCACCAGGCGCGGATCTGTACCTTTGCCGGAGACCGCAGGCCAGACGGAAACGGTGGCTCGGCCGACTCCTTGGTCTGGATTCCGCACCAAATCCATTCCAAAGCGCGGGGCGAAACGTCGGCATCCAGCGCCAGCAAATCGGCTGGCGTATCCAGTCGACCAGTTCGCATTCACACCCCCATTTTCACCCTGTACGGGTTGAGCAAGTTCCGAGCAGTGGGAATCACGGTGTAGATCGTACCCACCACTGAGGCCTCCCTGTTGGCGCACAATTCCGCAGCCTGAATCAGTATGGCCGCCCGAATACTCGGCGGAACCGGCGCAAAAACGACAGGAGACGCATCCGGATCTTCTGGCCAAGGAATTGGCCGGTTTAGGAACTGCGCCGCCTGGTCTATGGCCGCAGCCAGCTTCTCCTCCAGATCCTCATCGTCTTGGCTGTGCCTGATGCGCATGTGCCGTTTCAAGTCATCCACGTTGGGAACGGTCGTCGCGACTGGCATTGGCAGGCTCCTACTTCTCTTCAGTTGGATCAGCCTTTGCCGGCTTGGCAGTGGGCTTCTTGACATGAGGTTCGCGCGCCTTGCCTTCCTGGATCAGCGACTTACCATCTTCTGAAGTGGTGGTGAACGGCTCACCAGGCTGTATCAGCCGTCCACCGCGGTACACCGGCTGGATAGCACGAAGCTCCATGGCTTACTCCTTCTTGCCAGATTTGCGACGGCGTAGCGGAGAGTCATCTGCGTCGGCTTCTTTGGCCTCCACCGCATAGCCTTTCCCGATCAGTTGCCTGGCGTGTTGGTCGTCGGTTTCGAAGGTCGCGCCCTCGGCAATAGTCCCGAGCCTATCCACCAAGATGGGGCGCAGCGCTTTCAATTCCATAGTTGTGCCTCCAGAGGGCCGTCTTCGAAGACGGCCCGGCTATGGGTTACGGAGTCGGTGGGGTGAAGGTTCCGAAGATGAAGGCTTCGGGGCGCTTCACAGCGAGAGCCAGGCGCTCCTCGCAACGGATCGAGATCATGTTTTTCTCGAAGTCGTCGGCGTTCTCGGTGGAGATCACCACGTTGGCGTCTTCGCGATCGAAGATCTGGGCGCCGGTCTGGAACGCACCGGTCAGGAACTTACCCTGGAATGCAGCGATTTCGGTGGCGACCACCGGCAGCCCCCACAGCACCGGTCCAGCCAGACCGAGCGGGTTCGCGAGGATATAGCGCCCCAGGGTGTCCTTGGTCAGCTCGATCTTGGCCCAGTCGATGAAGTGCAGGACGTGACCGGAGGCCGGCAGACGTGCCAACTGAGCCTGTAGCATTGCCAGGCGCAGATCATCGATGCCGTTCTGCTGCTCGACTGCGAAAGCGGCACTGAACGCCGAAGCCTGCGGAACGATGCCGTCGAGGTGCGCGCCGGTGCCGTCACCGAACAGGATTTCCTGCTCTTCGACGTTCTTCAGGCCAAAGCGCATTTCGGTGTCGATCGTGGACTGGAGCTGTGCGAAGTCGTCCAGGATCTGCTTGGACGCCTTGAACATGTGCGCGATGGTGGTCACCGGAGTGATCTTGGTCGCGAACGCAATGTTGCTATAGGGCTTGGCGGTGTTCTCGGCAACGACAGAGGCGGCGTTGGTAAAGCCGGTCTGCTGTACCCAGAAGATCGCTGGCGAGGTGGTTCGTCCCGGCGCGATAAGGTCACGGATGAACAGCCGCTGCTTCGGCATCACGTCGATGCCAGGGAGACGCTGGGGCTCAACTACGCCAGCCGGCACGTCGGAGCTGATCAGCGCATTCTGGACGGGGACGCTGACGCGTTTACCACCTTCCACACTCGCCGCGAACTGCTTCAGCGCTTCGCTCTTGATCACTACGCCGCCCACGGTGTCGCGGACTGCCGGAACGCCATTGCTGGGAGAGCGAGCGAACTCCTGCTCCAGTTCGCCGAGCTTCGCCTTCAGTTGCTTCTCAGCCTCGGTCAGGCTGTTGAATTTGGTCGCCAGTTCGTCGACGGCGGCTTTGGTTTCGTTGGACAGGCTGCCAGCCTTCTTAGCCTCGTCCAAGGCCGCCTCGGCCTTTTTGCTGAAGTCGCTCGAGGCCTTCTCGAGCTCAGCGGAGACCTGTTTCAGCAGGTCAGCGGTATTATCGGACATGTTCTCTCTCCGGTTATTTGGAAGCTGCTGCCGAGAACCGCGCGAGCGCGGCTTGAAGCTCGGCGATTGGGGCGGCCAGGTCGGCCGTGGTATCGGCAGCGCAGGGCTTACCGGGGCCGGTAGCGCGAGGCGTACCGGCCTTGATTTCTTGAATCAGGGAGCGTCGCTCAGAGCGCGGAATGCCCTGCTTCGCCAGGATCTGGTCGAGACGGCGCGCAGCAATCATTGGTGCAGACAGCGCACTGACATCGTCCTTAGTGGCATCCGAGTCGAGCAGGCTGTCGGCGAATCCACGCTCAATGGCATCCGCCCCTCCCATCCAGGTCTCGACGTCCATTAACGACCGCATATCCTCGACAGGATCACCAGTGCGCACCGAGTAAATGTCGGCGAGAGTGCCGTCGATCTGCTCCAGGAAGCTGGCCACTTCCTTGAACTCGTTTCTGTCACCAGCAGCAATCGTCCAGGCGTTGTGGATCATCAGGAAACCGGCGCGGGCGATCTTCACTTCGTCGGCGGCCATGGCGATGAACGACGCGGCAGATGCAGCAAGCCCAAGCACTCGCACGGTGACCTTGCCCTTGTACTCCCGTAGAAGGTTATAGATCGCCAGCCCCTCGAAGACGTCACCGCCGGGGCTGTTGATGTTCACCACCACGTCAGCTTCCTTCATGCTGCGTAGGGCTGCGCTGATCCGCTTGGCGGTCATACCCTCGCCGGTCCACCAGTCGTAGCCAATGGGGTCGAAGATGCTGATGCTGTTCTCTTCCTCGGAAGCGGCACGGATAGCCGGATTCCAGCGTTCCAGCGCCTTCGGCATCAGGTCGCAGGAAACGTCCGCGCGCGGTCGAGCCGCCGGCGCCGCCGGAAGCGATTTGATAGTCATGTTCTCTCCAGTGGGGTCAGGCGGCCTGGTTCAGGCGAGGGAGTGAAATCAGTGCATGCGCCATCAATGGGCCGGCAGGATTTCCGGTCTCAAGCGCCTCGACTGCAAGGTCGATGGCTTCGCGCATTGCAGCCTTGTCGCCGCTTTCGTTCGCCGCGACTAGGCGCAGCATGTAGGCTGTCGCCGCCGGAGATATACCGCCAGCGGTCGCTCCCAATTGCTCCAGCGGAACCAGCGCAGATTGCACAGTGAAGACATCTCCGCCCTTGATCGGCGGCAAGTTCTCCAGACGGCGAACCTCGTTGCGACTCATCCAGCCATTCTGGAGTGCGGTGTTGTACCAGGCCGCACGGCCGGCACTGTCAGCGCGCAACAGGCCTTCGACGGCGAACTCCGCGAAGAACTCCTCTGCATCAGCTTCACCGATCAGGCAGCGCGTTATTTCCTGCTCAATATTCACCAGCAAAGGGCGAAGACTGTTGGTCAGAAAGTGCAGATTCTGAGCCTCGACCGAACTGGCCCAGCTCGACTGCTTATCCATATGACCGACCATGAATGGAGGCACCCGGAACCAGCGGCACATCTCCTCAACGTTGAAAGACCGCGACTCAAGCATTTGTGCCGCTTCGGGATTCATTGTGATTCCCTGGTATTTCAGACCAGCCTCGGCAACCATGATCTTGCCGGCATTCTGCGACCCCATAAAGGCAGAAAGGCTATTGCGCAGGTCTTCGCGCTGCTTAGGCGTTAGAACCGTATCGCCGCTGAGAATCCCGGAGGCCTGCATGCCCTGAGCAAAAACTTTTGCAGCAGCCTCTTCGGCCGACATCGCCGAGCCAAAGATGTCGCGCCCCATAGTCACCGGAAGCATGCCGCACACACCATCCAGTCCGAAACCGCGGATGTGCATCAGATTTCTCTCGGGAATATCCCTCTCCACACCGTTCTCGGTGTAGGTGTACCTCAGTCTTCCGTTGTCCTCGCGCTTAACCCTCATGCATTGTGGCAATAGGGGAACCAGTGCAATGACACGGTTTCCGACCATCTTCTTCTCGACAAAAGCGTTGCCGCGCAGGCAAATGCTCGCCACCACCATCAACATGAAGCGTTGCGGGGTCATCTCAGCATTCGGCGATCGGCATAGCAGCCGGAACAAAGGATGGTCCTTTGCAGGCTCGCGCGAGCCATCTGGCAAACGCCGGTAAAGCTTCAGCGGAAGGGTAGATACCGACTCGGATAGCAAGCGAACACATGCCCAGACCGTCGATAGCTGCAGAGCCTTGTCAACCGTGACGTGCTTTCCGCTGGCGGAGGTGCCGAACCATTCCTGCCAGAATGCCCCGTCGGTGAGACTGATCGGAACACCGAGCCAATCCAGAAGGGCGGATTTTATCCGCCCTGGTTTCTTTTTGTTGCCCATCAGAGGCCTACCATGATCGGGTTGGAAGTAAAGTCGTCCAGATCAGCAGGATCGTCGGCCTCAGCCTTCGATGCCCCGATCGCCATCAGAAGCGCGGTCATATCGTCAATTTTGTCCGGCGACTTCTTCTTATCGGGCGCCGTGCTCATGTTCCCGTCGTACCGCGGAATCACGTTTGAGGCGCACCACGCCAAAAGCGGGTCGCCACCATGGGCGAGATTGCCGCTGATGTAGGCAACCTCGAGGGCTTGCATCGTCGGGTGATAGGACTTCGTTCCCTGGATGAACTCCAGCAGAGGAACTTCCTTCGCCACCAAGCGGTTAACCAGATCGGAGGCGTTCCAGCGGTCATACGCAATAAGCCTCACGCCAAAGCGCTCGACCGCAGCAAGAATGTCCTCCTCGATTACCGCGTAATCAGTAACATCGCCCTCTGTTTGCTTTAACAAGCCCATCTCAACCCAGGCCGCATATGGCACGGTTCCGCGCTCAGTGCGAAAGGCCACAGAGCTTTCTGGCGCCCATCGCCAGCCATGGGTGTACAGCACACCGTCGACCAACCACACCAAGCGGAAGCAGGTCAGGTCGGTGGTGCTGGCCAAGTCGAGACCGCCCCAGCACGGATACTGCTCAAGCCAGTCGAGATCGACATTGCCGGAGCACTTGTTCCACTTGGATAAGTCAACCCAACCGGTTGCTGTCGAGGCCGGCCGGTTTAGCCGCTTAATGCGGAACTCCGCTAGTTTCGACGGCATCTGCTTCGCTTCGACAGCCTCCTTGCGGATAGCGGAGAGCAGGTGCTTGTTGGCATCCATAAGCGGGTTAGCTTTGATCCAGACCCGCTCGTCGAACTCGTCATCAGCCTTGATCTTGAGGGTCTTGTTCTCCTCGTCGACGGCGTAGAAAACAACCAGGAAATGATCTGCGGTGGTGCCGAATACTCCCGCCAGCAGGCGCTTTGCGAACTGCCGCATCTCACCCCAGGGGCCAGGGTTGGTGTAACCCTCGGTGGTGGTGTACAGCCAAAGCGGGTTACCGCGGGCGCCAGCGGCGGAGGTAAGGACGTTCAGCAGGTCCGCGCTCTTGTGGGCATGGATCTCGTCGAGCCCTACGTGCGACGGGTTAAGACCGTCCTGCGTGCTGGCCTTCGCGTGAATCGGCTTGAAGGTGGCGCCCGTCTCGAAACGGGTGATCGCCTTAGCCCACGTCTCCAGGCCGAAGGCCTCGCGCAGCGCTGGGGTCTTTTCAACCATGCGCTTTGCAACATTGAAGATGATGCTAGCTTGAGGAAACGTCGTCGCCGCGCTGATTACCTGAGCGCCCTCCTCCGGCTCGCAGCATTCGCAGTACAGCAGAATGCTTGAAGACAAGGTGCTCTTGGCGTTCTTCCTGGCCACCGCGAACAGGGCCGATGTGAATCGGCGCGGGTAGAACCGGCCGTCGTCGGACCAGCCATCTACCTGAATCCACTCGCGCTTGCGGAACCCGAAGAGCTGCACGACAAAGAAGACGTGCGAAGGGTGCATAACGATCGTAGGCGTATCCCACTTCCCCTCGACGTGGGGCAGCTTCTCGATGAAGTCGCATGCATCGTTGGCGTGCCACTCATCGAAGAAGAACGGACAAGACTTCTTTTTCGCCCGCTTCAGATCGTCGACAAACCGCTTTGCAGCCTGACGTATCAGCAGGCCATGCTTCTTACGACTCTTATCGGCGATTGCTGCTTTGGCATAGTCGAGGGCGATTTTGACGTAATCACGCACCGCGCCTCCCATTCTTCGCAAATGGATTGCCGGCCTGCTTCTCGCCGGCAGACGAAACCTTGCGGCGACTGGCCGGAGTCATTCCGAACTCAGAAAACAGCGCCTTGAGAGCGGTCTGCTCGGCGGCGGTCGCCTCCATATCGGCACGCGCCTTCTTGCGGAAACACTGCCAGGCGAAGCAAAGCTGCTCCAGCGAGTACAGGTCGACGACCTGCAGAACCTTCGCGGCAACCAACTGAGGTCCAAGCTGGTTCCACATTTCGGCGCCGTCTCGATTCAGGTGCATCGGTGGCTCTGGGAATTCTTGGATCAGATCGAACTCTGGTGCATCCGGCACATCGCGATCCGGGCGATCAGTGCCTGCCAGAACCTTGAGGTGCGGAGGCGTGCTCTTCCGCCCCATAAATCGAGCCTCACATTTTCAAAATAGAATTTTGACGGTGCGAAAATTTGGCTCCCCCCGTCGTTCGGGGCTCGAAAGTTCCAGACTTTCGATCCCCCCTCCCGGTGCTTTTCTGCACCACTTTGGTGCATTAGTCATTCGATTGTTCAGGCGCACCAGAACCCACCAATCCGACCTTCTCGCCGATCTGGTTATGGCAGGTCCAGCACAGGGCTCGCAGGTTGTCCCATGAGAGCGCCAGCTCCGGATGACTCTTGACTGCCTTGATGTGGTCGACCATTCGGCTCTCGACGATCAGCCCTCTGCCCTCGCATTCCTCGCAGAGTGGATGGAGCTTGCGGTAGTAAATGCTTAGACGACGCCAACGCTCTGTCTTGTAGAAGGCATCGCTATCGTCACGGCGTGCGTTGTACTTCTTGTGGGCCTGCCTGGCTGATGCTGCGCGGCGCTCGTCAGCAGCCCTCTTGTGCATCGCGCAATAGAAGCTGCCGGTAACAGAAGGCTTTCCGCAGCCAACCTCACTGCATATCCGAGCTGGTCGTCTCGGCATGGATCACTCCTGTCGCTCTATGCAGTCCAGCACCTGCACAGCGCACGCTGTCAATGCAGCCTCAACGGCATCGATCGCCGCGGTTGCATCCTCACCGTTCGCCAGCGGCGGGCGACCTGGTAGCCGACACGGCGTCAGCGGGCACTTGGCCTGCTGCGCGGTAGGCGCTGGGGTCAGTTGTTTCGGGGCGGGCGTACATCCGGCCAAGGCCAGCAGGGATGCCAGCACGCAGCCAGTCGCGAACAGCCTGGTCATTCTCTTTCAACTCCCGTAACGCCGCAGCATGGCGCGCGCCCTGGACCTCCAGGGCTTGGCCGAGTTGGCGGGTTTGCCGTTCGATCTCGGCGACGCGGCCGAGCTGGCGCTGCTGTTCAGCGAGAACGCCGGCTTGCAGATCGATCATCTGCTGATTGCGGTCACGCTCCTGCGCCGCGACGTCAGCACGCTCCCGCTCTGCGGTCACTTGCAGGCTCAAGCGGTCCATCCGCCACATCATCCCCATCGCAACAAGCGCGACGATCAACCATGGAACCCACCTCATCACGCACCCGCCAGCGCTGCGCGCGCCCATTCAAGGCGAGCCGCACGGTCGTCTGCGCCGTTGTAGCCGCCGTTGATCTTCAGCGTGATCCGCTCGAATCGGCCTTCGTCAGCTAGGTCGTTTAAACCCCGCGACTTCCACCACCACCCCGAGGCGATAGCTGCCCAGGTCCGTTGCTCCAGCAGTTCCGGCTGCGCTACCAGTGGCAGCGCCAGGGCGCGGGCGGCTTCGGCGTAGTTGTCGTGGCCGGTGATCATGATCAGACCGCGCCCCCGGTATCGATACCCGTCGCCCGTATCCGGCGCCCCATTGCCCATCCGGTTTGCGTAGACGCGGTTCGCGATGCGCTCGGGCTGGCGTGCGTACTGCTTCGTCTCGGCTGGCGTGAACCGCTTCGGCCATGTCTTGAGCAGGCCTTCGGCGGAGTAGTTCAGATTCTCGACCAGACGCTTGAGGCTCTGGCTTTCGTGCCCGACCTGAGCCAGGAACATCGCCACCCGCTCAGCCGTGTTGATCTCGAACCGAGCCATGGCGCCGTTGATGTGCTCGACCCAGGTCGATGCAGTAGCGGCGCCGCAGCCGGTAGCGCGGTCGAGTTGATCGTCGGTGATCTTCATCAGCCCACCTTCCTTTCCGCCCAGCGCGCGCCCAGCTTTTGCACGGTGCTTACCCCGAGGACACCAACGAAGCCGGCGGCAAAAAACTGCCAGGCAGGACTCCAGCCAAACTCCTTGGCGGTGAGACCGACAACCATGACCAGCATCGCGCCAAGAGCGGCTTCGATCAGTTGCCGAACAATGCTCGGCTCCTTCCCCTCGTACTGGGTACGGAGCCAGGTAAGGATGAAGGCGAGCCCCATCGCCAGCCCTTGCTCGCGCAGCGCGAGCACTACCGTGGCCCAGAATGACGGGTCCTTCTCAGGCATTTTCATAGTCTCGATATCCCCTCGGCGGGGCGGAAATGAAAAAGCCCAGCGCGAGGGCTGGGCCAGGAATGGATGCAGGTACGGCCTTTCAAGGGGGCCGCGCGCCCCGCAGCGCAATGCGCCACCTGCAGAAGGGTAGAAACAAAAGGCCCCGCACGATTGCGGGGCCGATTGGAGGGATGAAACTAGTTTTTGTGGCCCGACTGATACGAGCCTTGAACGCAACCGTTTCGGTCGAACGAAACGGTGGTCTGATCAACATACTTGTCGTTCCAGTATGTGACAGCGCCGGAGCCGGCCGTACTGCCATTCCGGTTAACTTTTCCGTAGATGCTCTCCACATCCTCCCTGGACATACCGGGAACTACCTTTCCTTGCACCTTGGCCTTGCGTAGGTCGCGATCGGATAGGCCGGTTGAGCAAGTGCCACTTGCTGCCGACCCTCCAACAACTGTCACGCCACTACCGACAGATCCAGAAGCGTTTGCGACACCCCGATAGGCGCGCCCTGCCGACGACTTAGGCTTCGCCATCACCGCCGACGCACCAGTTCCGCTTGGACGCTGGTTCGTAGCTGACACCACATCGTCCAAAGACTGATTTTCCGGGCAGTTATGTTGCGTGAACGTGACTTTTCCGTCTGGCCCAACGCACTTGAAGACCGTGGCGGCCTGGGAAGAGCAGGCGACCATTGCTAAAGCGAGAACGGGGAAGATCCGTTTCATAGCGACTCTCCGTAGGAACTACCTCACACTTTAGCATCAGGCGGCCACTACCAGAACCTATCCCTAGAAGCGAAAAGCCCAGCTCGAAGGCTGGGCTTTTTTTCTGGCGTTCCGCTCTGCGGCAGTTCGCCTAAGCGGCAAAACCGCAATGTATGACGAAAGGTACAGGCCGCGATTATCACTGTCAATACGTCCAGCCTGTACATTTCTTCAGGCGGCCTTTTTCTCCTCCATCACGAAGCACGCCAGCAGAGCCGACAGGCCCGCTCGAACAAGCATGCGTGCGTCCGCGTAGCTGATGCCCATCCGATCCTGAATATCTCGATACGACATGCCATGGATGAAGTAGAGGATCAGGCTGCGGATGGCATCCGGGTCTTCGTCGTAGAGACGTGCGAGAAACCGGTCTACTTGCAACGCCCGATCATCACTGATGCAGGGGACCACAGCAGCAAACCGTTTTTCGTTCGCCGGGTTCCGTTTCATCAGCGCCAGCATCGGCGAAGAGCCGCGAGGCGTGCCACTGTCGGACCAAACCCACAGCCCGTATTGCTCCATCAGAAATTCCAACGCCTTGATGTTCATTTCAGTCGCCTCTGAAGTGGGAGCCGCCGGCGCCCCGCTGGTTGTTCTCTTCTCGCGCCAGCCTGCTCGCCTGGCGTCGCTGCTCTTCCAGCAGCCGCTTTACCCACATCCGCAGTTGCACCACCGCATCACGCTGATCGAGCGCCAGCCCCGTCACCCCGTCAACGAAGCCAGCGGCACCGCACGCGTCGCAATCAATGTCGTAGAACACTCCCCGGCGCTGACCGTGGCCATTGCATGCGGGGCACGGAACAAGGTGACGCGGTTTGTTCGTAAGATCCGGACCATGCTTCTTCATGCGGCAGCCCTCTTCGCATCCCTGGCCTTGGCTCGGTAAAGGGTCTTGATCGCCTTGATCTCCTCAACCGTCCACTTCCTGGCATCGTGCGGCCCCTCCAGTCGCGCTACAGCCGCAGCGCCGATCTTCGCCACCAGGTTGATCCGGTAGTTCACGACGTCACCCGACTTGTGGTTGTTGCACGGGGCGCATTGCTTGTGGACGTTGTCCTCGTCGAACCTCAACTCGGGATGGGATCCAACAGAGCGGTAATGACCGGCGTGATACTGCCCATCATGAAAGCGGCCACAACTAATGCAGGGGCGGTCCCAGTCTCGCCAGCGGATGAACTCGTTGAATGCGGCCTGGGCCTCCCTCAAGTGGTCTGCACGGCTCTTCAACTTCTCTTTCCGAACCGCGATCTCGCGCCGCTCGCGTTGCTGGATCGACTTACGCTCCTTCTCCTGTTTCTGCCGGGCGATGACGATCCCGCACTCAGGGCTGCACCACGTCTGAAACGACTTCACCGGGACGAAGGCGGCGCGGCACGTCGACACTGCGCACTTCTTCGGCCGGGGCTTCCGTGCCGACAACGTCATGCCACCTCCCGCGGATAGGTGATCTGGTGATGGCGTCTCCACTTCATGAGCGACCTCCTCCTTTGAGTTGTTTTCGAAGCTGCTCGAGGGCAGCAATTCCAACGGATTGGGTTCGCGCCTTCTGGTGGGTGACCTCTCCCTCCGGAACCTTCCCGAGCGCCTCGCCACGCGCCAGCTTCTTGATGATCTGTCGGTAGGAGACCTCCAGCGCCGCCAGCCCATCCTTTCTGGCCAGAGCCTGCAGCCGGCTGAATCCAGCGCCAGCGGCCGCCCAATACACTGCAGGGCAACTCCATTTCGCGGCTCCGACCATGGCTGGGTGGGTGTTGGCCAGCGCCTCGCGATACGCGTCATCGAGGGTTGGTAGGCCGAAGACCTCGGGAGCCCAGCACCAGGCGCAAAACTGGCCAGCAGACGGAACAAGCGGCCTGGCCTGCGCGCTCAACGCTCTTACCCCGGCCTGCAGTTGCTCTCGGCGCGTAACCTGTTGCCGGACTATCTCCGCCAGCCACTCAGCCTTCGCGGCACTCTCGACCTCTTCGCTTGGCCAGGAACTTCGCCATCCAGGACAGATCGCCTTGATCCTCAAGAACAACCGGTCAACCTCGCCTCTCGTCTGGGGATCGACCTTCACCGCCGGCTGGGACAAAGGGCGCAGACCCGTGCCCTGATTCACATGCGCCAGCACAGCACCGACCGATTGCGGCTCGAACTGCCTGCGAGTCATAGCTGCACCTGCTCGGTCCAATCGGTCGACGGCACGGAACCGGCTGTTGCCCACTTCGTGCGGTAAGCGCCAGCCTTGGCCAGCAGCAACCCGAACTCATGGCAACTGTCGACCAAGAACTTGTCATCCAGACCGACGAAGAACGCCGCCACCGCAGGAGCCTCGCTACCGAGAGCGGCCACCAATTGCTTCACCTGGGAATTGACCTTTGCATTTCGCACCGGCTGAACACTCCAGCGCGCCTCGTAGGCAGCCCGGTACGCTGCCCACACACTCCGGCAAGCCTCCTGCAGCGCTTCGCCAGCCGCCGGCCCGGAACGGGTCGGCAAAGGTGACGGTTCTCCTGATGGTTCCCTTGTAGGTTCTATTACGGTTCTGGGTGCAGCATCTGCGGGGGTGGGGTGCATTTCCTGCGGGGGTTGGGGTGCAGCATCTGCGGGGGTGGGTACAGATCCTGCGGGGGTGCATTTCCTGCGGGGGTGAACCTTCTGCGGGGGTTCAAATGCTGCGGGGGTTACGGTGAACATCGTCGAGCGCCCCTGGCGCGCTTCAATGCTCAGCACCCTGCACTCGTTCAGCACCTTGATGGCCTGCTGCACGGCACGTTCGGACAGGCAGGTGCGCTCGGCGATCTTCGCCACCGAAGGCCAGCACACGCCCTCGTCGTTCGCGTTGTCCGCCAGGCTGATCAGCACAGCCTTCTGCGCCGGCGTCAGACCCTGCAGCGGCCAGCAGGCAGACATGATGATCGTGCTCACCTGCGCGCCCTCCGCGACACTTTCTTGCGAATCGCTATTTCGTGTCGCGACACGCTCTCTTGTTGGATGGTGGATACCTGTGTCATATTCGGCTCCGTTGGATGTTCGGCACCGCCTTCCGGTGCCTCCTCAGAAAGCCCGGTTGCAGCCGGGCTTTTTGCTGTCTGTTCTACTGGATGTCTGAACAGGGGTCGCAGCCGACTAAGCAGCGCCAGCCCCTCCCCGTAACATCTGCTACGTGCTATGCCGCACTCCGGCCCCGAGGCCTTGCTGGCGCGTCGTAGAGGTCTGGGCGGAGCTGGTGGCGGGTGATGCGAGCGCCGAAGAAGCGCTCAAGATCACGCGCTAGCGCCGCCCCTGGAGTCCGGCCGCAAGCCAGAACCTGTCTGAGGTACGCAACGCTGGTGCTGAGCGCCTTCGCAGCGTCATCACGCTCTTGGATGCTGAGCGACTTCCAGAAGGCCCGAAGCGCTTCTGTATGGGTGCTTTGGGGTGTCTCGACGGCCATAAATGTACCTCCTTGGTACAATCATGGTGAAAAGGGAGTGTACCGTCAAGGTTCTGTACTTTTTAGGTACAGATGATGAAATGGTTAGATGATCGATATCACGACAATCCGCCGCGCGAACGCGCTCACACTGGCCGAAAAGGAAGGCGGCACAGTCGCATTCGCTGCTCGCATAGATCGCGAGCCAACCCAGGTTAGCCGCTTGATTGGCTCGAATCCCACCAAGAACATCGGCAACAGGCTGGCCAGGCACATTGAGGAAAAATTCAATATGCCCCGTGGCTGGCTCGACATTCAGCACACCCAAGAGCAGCAGCTGCGGGTGGCTGAACCAACTGCCGAGTATCACTCCGGCGAAAATCTGAAGCCCCTATCAGCGTGGTCAGACGGAGACCCACTCGCGCCGGACGAGGTTGAAATCCCATACTTCGACGAGGTCGAGGTAGCGGCGGGCGGCGGGCGAGTGCCAGACCTCGAATTGGCTAAGCGCAAGATTCGATTCCCGAAGGCAACCCTGCGCGAGGCCGCTGTCGACAAGAGCACCTCCGTCTGCGTGAACGTCACAGGCAACAGCATGGAGCCGCTCATTGCAGACGGCGCGATCATCGGCGTCGACCTCTCAGTCAACACGATCGTCGACGGCGAGATCTACGCCCTGAAGCATGACGACCTGCTGCGGGTGAAGTTCGTCTATCGCCTGCCTGGCGGCGGCATCCGGTTGCGCAGCTACAACCGGGATGAGTACCCCGATGAGGAGTACACAAGGGACCAGATGCGTGCCGGCGACATCAGCGTGATCGGGTGGGTGTTCTGGTGGTCCGTCATGAGGCGCAGAAAGCATTAAGCTGATTCTAGCGCCTATGCACTGGAAAAATAGACAGCTGGCGGGATGATCAGGCTACTGGCATATTGCCGCATCTATTCAGACCACCTGATCTCTGGGATTTCCAGCATCCAAGGATGATACCGTTGAAAGTCAGCTCCCTTCACCGACACACCGTTACGACCCTATCACTTGGCTCAGAAGAAAAGCGAGACTCGGGAGATGCACCGAAGCCTGTAGAGGATGGATTTGGGCCGGCCAGAATTGCTCTGGCGCAGATGGATTGCGATCTTTTGATTCATGCTGGCGGCATCAGCTTTGGCCAAGAAAATCACTATGTACAGATGTTCGAACAGCAAGCGCAGCGCTCCGATCACGTGATTCTATGGCTGACATCTCCGGGAGGAGATCCTGACACGGCATACCAGATTTCTCGGCTGCTCCAGAAGCGCTATGCCAAGGTTTCCGTCTTCATCAACGGATGGTGCAAGAGCTCTGGCACACTGATTTGCCTGGGTGCCAACGAACTGATCATGGATGATCTTGGCCAGCTTGGCCCCTTGGACATTCAGATTCTTAATCGCGAGGAGTTTGGAGAGCGCCTGTCTGGACTCAACCCCATTGAAGCCCTGAAGTCGATTAGCTCACAATCGTTGGAGCTGCTTAAGCAACAGTTTCTGAATGTCAGGTTTGGTGGCGGTTTGAGCACCAAGCAAGCGCTTGAGGTAGCAACAAACCTCACCGGTCAGCTCATGAGCCCGATCACTGCCCAGCTCGACATCATGAAGTATGGTGAGTTTACCCGCTCGATGCGCATCGCCGTCGAGTATGGGCAGCGCCTAGCAAAAAGCTGCCGCGGGAACAACCTAAAGCCAGATGCTATCAACCTTCTGACAACCGGCTATCCATCCCATGGCTTCGTCATCGACTATGAAGAAGCCCGCGAAAGCTTGTTCAACGATGTCAGCGAACCCTCTCAGAATTTGAAGGTGATAGCGAAAAACCTTCAGCCGTACGTTGACACCTGGGCGAGAGGGGCCAACAATTCCGCCATGATCATCGACGCTAGGCACGCGCTCGGTGTGCCCTTTGTGGCTGACTCTTCGTCTGATGTAAACGCTCAGGAAGAAGCAGTGAACGCTGAGGCCCCCTCGGCGTCCAAGAAGAAAGGCAAATCTGCCAAGGATCGAGCTAATGGCTCGAAACAACCGGAGGCTAATAGTGATGACACGGAATCAAATGAACATGCAGTTAACGAAGAAAGGCCTTGAGACCGTTCGCGGCAGCAAGGTCACTCGTGATCTGGTTAAAAATGCTTTTGACGCCATCAAGCTACCGTGCAACGTGTCGAGCAACAACAAGACTCCCCTGATCATCGGCGAAGAGGCTCTCCAAATCGCTTGATCAGTTCAAAACCAAAGCCCCGCATAAGCGGGGCTTTTCATTTCTGCGCTACCCCTCCAGCTCCTGCCTACCCCACCTCAGCGTCACGGTGCCGTCGTCGTTGAACACCAGGTCGATACCGTCCGTCTCAGCCAGCACCTCCATCACCGCATCCCAAGCTTCCGCCGGGTCACTGTCCAGCCGGTGAATCGTCACCTTCCCCAGCTCCTGTGCCTTCGGTGAGTTGATCATCGCGGACACTCGCATCCCCAGGCGATCAGTCGGCGTGACCTCGTGCGCCTGCTGCTTCTGATTCTTAGCCATAAGCACCTCGTCAACTGTACATGCATACAGTATTCGATCAATCAGATTCCCTATAAGAGCCAGAAAGGTACAACCAAGGTATTGACAATGTACCTTTTCGCTACTAATTTCACCTCACCCTATGTACCTTTTTGGTTCAAGGGAGGCCACCGAGCCGACCGCTCTTTCACAACCCGACAGCAAGAAATCAACAACAGATCGCATTGCCTCTACCGGCGACCGGCGATCCGCGCTCAGGCAATGCGGGCCTGGGCAACGCAGGAAGAACCTGCGACGGACGAGGACCAGACCGAACCGAGCGAATGACCCGGAAAGCAATGCGCCCCGCCACCCCGGCGGTAATGGGCAGGAACCTGGCTGTGCCGTGCGGTAATCGGCGCCGCAGTCAGGGGAATGACAGCTATGAGCAACACCCGCGGGTTGTAGAAGCCCAGTAGGCGAACGCGGTAGGGAACATCACTGAGCAGCCTTGGAAACAGGGCTGCTTTGGATGTACCCAAGGCAACGGAAGGAAACGAAAATGGTCCCATTCCAACCAGGCCAGTCAGTGATCCTCAAGAACCCGAGAGGCCCGGAAAAGCCGGGAGTAGTAATCGGTTCAATCCACCTCGGCAACGGCAGAGGCCGTGGAGAATTTCTCCTCCTCGTCGTCGAGGGAAGGACACTCAAGGCACGTGCAGGCCGCTTAAGAGCCGTCTAGTCAGTAATCCCATTGTGAAGCTGACTCCAGAATTGCGAGGTGACCTCGCCTGGACCATCTGCTCAATACTGGTGGGACTGCAGGATGACTTAACACCCTGCAGGTTTACGAGAAAGACGGCCGATTATGGATAGTCGTGGGGCCAAGACCAAATCGGGGTGGTATCTAATGGTCCGTGCTGCCCCGGAATTACTTTAGGGGGGACAAACAACGAACCACGCTTGAGTGTCCACTGCAAGTTGGGTTGGCTCAAGGAGAGCCGTCCACTATCTGTGAACTCCAGATATGCCGGCACACCCGTTGCAGTGCGCGTCTGCCAAAGCGCAGTGGTTCCTTTGTAAATTACAAAATTCCCATCCTCCTGCACAACTGCTTTATCAGCTCCCATTGTGTAAGTAGCCCAAACCACGGCGAGAGGATTAATCCTGTATATAACCAAGTTACCATCATCCTGGAACACCAGGCGGTAGTTTCCATTTACATATTCAGTGCCCGGCCCCATGACAGTACCGGTAGGAATCAACTTCTCCTTGACACCAACCTCCGGCTCAGACAGAACCAGAGATGCCCAGTTCGCCTGATCAAGAAATATCCCAAAATCTCCATCGTCCTGCAAAACCAGATAAGCTCTATCTTTGAACGATTCGAATAGGTATGGAGTCCGAACATTGCTGGACCAAGCCATCTGTCCAGCCTTATTGTAAAGGTTAAGGTTAAACTCCATTACCGCCTTCGCACCCGGCCCTACCGGCGTTGTATTCCAGATAGGCTTGGTTCCATCCTCGTAAAGGACCAAGTTGCCATCCGCTTGCATGACCAATTTGTATTTCCCATTCGGCGAGGTGATGAACTGTCCATCACGAATCACCTGACGTGGAGCAAGAGAGCTAGCCATATTTATGCCTCCTTCTGTATGGAGACTCCATGCTAGGAAGCTGAATTTAAACCATCAACATTTTTATAAATTCGAATTTAACTTTTCAAATTCAAATTTAAATACCCACAGACAGCACTGCTTCAGCACCGCAAGCAATCATCGCTTAAATACTATCCCAATTTGTTATACGCTCACGAATAAGCTCGATAGCCTTATTAGAGCAGGCTTCAACCGCCTCTCGATTTTCTTCTGCATCATTCCAATACTTCAAGAAAGCTTTCGGCTCATCATCATCGAACGGATCTTTCATATGATAATCCAAGGCCTCCTCCCGAGATATTTTATCTAAATCACAGATACAGTCGTATATCCCCCTTGGAAAAAACGGGCATTTCTTCTCCCTCAAGTCATATAGATTACGCCTTGCATCAAAGTAACGCCTCAACCTCTCTTCTTTTATCTCGCTGTCACTTTTCCCGGATGGACGAGAGTCCAGCATGGGCCTAAGGGATACAACCGAGTCCCGAACATCAACCAACAGAGAGGTCAACTCTTCTAGAACCTGAAATTCCCGCTCGTATCTATAAGCATAATATTTCGCCCTATGCGAAAGACCAGCCTTCAACCCCTCTAGGTCTGCGGAATATTGATTTTTCACCTTTTCTATTTCGTTAGTTATCTCACCAATATCTTCCTTTGTTGCTAAGTTCTTGCCTTTCTCACCTATATATCTTTTCGGAAAAAGAAGAAGCCATGCCAGCACAGATAAAGTAGCTAATTGAAGAAAAAAAGAAAGTAACTCCAACTCCTTACCCTCCAAATCTGTACATATACCGCACAAGATATTAACGGCGTGGACCAAGTATAGGGAGCAAATAAAGATGGGCGCAAAATCGTTCAAGCAGATGATCAAGGACGGCGACCTGAAGCGCGCGGATGCGATGAAGGCTCGCCTCGAAGACCTTCACGAAGAACCCGGTTTCAACCTGCGCGCCGAAGGTGAAGACCTCGAGCAGAGCATCGCGGATCTGGCCGACTACCTGCACCAGGGCGGAATCGTACCTGCCCTCGAAGTGCGACCGCGCGAAGAAGGCGGCATGTGGGTTGTCGACGGACACCGCCGCCGGCGCGCTTACCTCAAGCTCGACGCTGAAAACCGGTTGCCGCGCGACCCGAACGGCGAGTTCTGGGTGCCCATCGTTGGGTTCGCCGGGAACGATGCTGAGCGCGTGCTTCGAGTGATCACCAGTCAGGAGGGGCGCAAGCTCTCCCCTCTGGAGCTCGCACACGGCTACAAGCGGCTCATTGCGTTCGGATGGACCGTCGAACAGATCGCCCAGAAGATGGGGAAGACCCGGCAGCACGTCGACCAGGTGTTGGTCGTAGGCAACGCGAATACCGATGTGCAGCAGTTGATCAGCTCCGGCGCGGTAGCGGCCACCACCGCCGCGCGGATCGTCAGGAAGCACGGCGAGAAGGCCGGGCAGGTGCTCGGCCAGCAGCTCGCGAAGGTGATCGCAGCGGGAGGGACAAAGGTCACCCCCAGAGCGGTAGCCGAGCCGACCGTGCCGCGCGCCATTCTCGATGATCTGCTGAAGGTCACTACCGATATCGTCGATGCCTTCCCTACGGCACTCCGCGCAGGCCTGGCCGAAGGCCCGGAATCGATCACCCTCACCACTCGCTCGGCATGGGTAGAGCGGTTGATGGATCTCGTCGCTCAGGCGAAAGAGTCCCTCCAGGGGTAAGCCATGTTCATCCTTCCATTCCTCATCGGCCTGGTGCTCCACGACCAGCGGCCCGAACCGCTGCGCGCGCTCGATAGCGCCAGTGCCGATCCTGACCTGGGCGCCTCGGCGCCAGGCAGAGAACGATGTACCCGCGGGGCGTCCGGAGTTCGGGCTCCAGGCGTCCCGCCAAAAATGCTTCAAACCATAAGGCGGTTTGTAAGTAGAGGCGGGGCGGTGGGCGCCCCGCTTCACCCCTCTCTCGACTTCATGCGCGAGCACTCCACGCAATGCCGAGTGCTGACCCATGCAGCCAAGGAGCTATTCCCATGCAAGCAATCCAATGCGGCGGATGGATCGGCCGCCAGGGCCTCGGCCTGGCTCCCCGCGAACTCGAAGCTACCGCCTGGAGCGCCAGCGAACTGACCGCAAAGGAAGTCGCGCGGCGCATGGGTATCGCCCCAGGAACCGTCGAGAAGCGCCTCGACGACGCCAAATTCAAGCTCGGCGTGCGCAGCGTGCGCGGGCTCGTCCTCGAAGCTTTCCGCCGCGGAATCATCTCGCCGGCCGTCTTCGTGCTCGCATTCCTCGTCGCCGGCCACCCGCTGATCGATGACGACCACATGAACAGGACCCGCAGGCCGAGCAACGAGCGACGAATCACCGAAGCCCGCACCGTCCGCCGGATCGAAGAAATCACCATCAACGCGTAGGAGAACCATCATGCTCAAGCACCAGGAACAAACTGAAGTTCTCACCGGCCTGCTCTCCCAAACCGCCCTCGCCCGCATGGCGTTCGCTCAGCGGATCATGGCTCCAGCGGTTGCGGAACCCTACCAAGTTGTTCCTCAGGGGCGCGGATTCTTCCACATCATCGAGACCGCCACTGGCGCGGTGCGCGGATTCCGCCGGAGCCACAACGAGGCATGCGCCTACGCCGAGCATTTGAAGCGCCAGCAGGGCGGCAAATGAACATGCGGCGGGCCATTCGAGTCGGCGGCATCAGCACTGCCCTGGGATTCATCGTGCTGGTGTTCACGCTCCCCGCAGCAGTTCGGCAACAGCCACCCAGGACGCCGCCGTCCGCCGCCGCGCCAGCAGTTCAAGAGGCGAAGCCTCGAACGGTCTCATACCGCTCCAGTTCCAGCCACCAACAGTCTTTTGTCTTCTGAGGCCCGCATGGCAAAGACCAACGCCCAGCGCCAGCGGGAGAAGCGCCAGCGCCAGCGAGAGGCTGGCATCCCCGAGCGCAAGCTTCCATCCCCGCCGGCGATCGACGCTGCGTTCGAGCGCCTGCAGGCGGCCGGCGATTTCGAGGACTGGCGAGAAGCGTTCTCGACGCTGCTACTCAACGCCTCAGCCCTGCCCGATGCCGATCTCCTGCCTCTTCTCGTCGTGTCGCGACACGAATACACGCCAAGCGAAAACGTGTCGCGACAACTACTAGCCGCCGGACTCTCCGTAGCCGACGACGAACAGTAACTCACCACCAGATCACCGACGCTAGCCGCAGGCCAGCGCGATCCTACACGCCCTGGAGAAACTATGGCCGAGCACAACATCACCAGCTTGTCCGGAGGAAAGGACAGCCTGGCAACCGCCTTGCTCATGAAAGAACGAGAGGTAGAGAACGGCATGCTGGTGTTCGCAGACACCGGCAACGAGCACGACCTCACCTATGAATATCTCGATTATCTGGAGCAGGTCCTGCCCTTCCCGCTCCGGCGAGTTCGCGCTGACTTTACCGAAGCGATCGCCGCTCGCCGCCAGATGATGCTGAACGTGATAGCTGGCACCCACAAGGAGAGGGCCAACGCGGCATATCACTGGACGCCAGAGACTGCGGAACGGGCCCTGTCCGTATTGCACCCCACCGGCATCCCCTTTCTCGACATGTGCCTTGTCCATGGCCGGTTCCCCTCAACCAAAGTCAAGTTCTGCACCATCGAACTCAAGATTCAGCCAATGGAGCAACAGGTGCAAAACCCGCTGCTGGCTGAAGGCCACGACATTGTTTCGTGGCAAGGAGTTAGGGCTGACGAGTCTCCGGCGCGCGCGAATCTGGTGGAACAGGAATGGATGCTCACCCATCCGGACAGTGGCGCCGAGCTGTGGCACTACCGCCCCATCCACAAATGGACCGCAGAGCAAGTGTTCGCCATTGCAAAGCGCCATGGGGTCAAGCCAAACCCCCTCTACCTCATGGGCATGGGGCGAGTCGGGTGCATGCCGTGCATCAACGCCGGCAAGGACGAAATCCTAGAGATCAGCCGCCGCTTTCCGCAGGTGATCGACCAGAAGGAAGCATGGGAGGCCAACGTTTCAATGGCCAGTAAAACCTGTGCAGCCACGTTTTTCCCAGCACGCGACCTTGGCGCAGGGAATGCCTCTGCGATTGATCCAGCAAAGCACGGCATTCGCGGTCGGGTCGAGTGGTCGATGACCTCCCGCGGCGGGCGGCAGTACGACATCACCCGCGTGATGCCTGCTGAACCTGCAACCGCCTGCTCGTCCGTATACGGACTCTGCGAATGAGGAACTGAAGGTATGAAGCACCGCGTCTACTTGTCCGGCCCCATGACCGGCATCCCCGATTTCAACTACCCCGCGTTCAACGCCGAGGAGAAGCGGATCCGCGCCCTCGGCTATATCGTCGAGAACCCAGCGGTCAACATGGTCTACCGCGGATCGCCGTGGGAGACATTCATGCGCGACGGGATCAAGCGGCTGATGGAGTGCGACATTCTCGCGTTGCTCCCTGGGTGGGAGCGGTCCCGCGGCGCGAACATCGAGCGCAACCTCGCTATCACCCTCGGCATGCACGTCGTCGAAGCCGAGGCCATCCCTGCGCCCGACTTCGTCTGCAAGTGTCGCGCAATCCAATTCACCTGTTGCGGCATTCCGAGCGACAACGATCCGTTCGTGTGCCGACGCCTGGCAGGCATGCCCGCCTACCAGTCCCCAGAGGACCAACTGGCAACCGCACGTAAAGCCCTCGAGCAGATCGCAGCGCTCACCGACGTCTCTACCGGAGGCATCGGGATGGACGTGCTCCAGATCGCCAAGCAGGCCCTTTCCAACTGTCCATAGGAGTGAAACTAGATGAAACCTCAAACCGCAGCCTTCCAGACGACACGTAATCAGTGCGACGGGTGCGCCATGGGCTGGGCGGTCCAAAACGGGAATCACGTCAAACCTTTGCTGAACCGGCAGACTCCCCATATAGCTTGCACTGCAGATCGCTACAGAGCAGAGAGTGCACACGTTTGCACTGGTGCTCATGAGCCCCTGGAACATCAAAAAACGACCTTAAACGCAGCTATGCCGTAACGCGTCGATAGCCATTTCTGATCGCCCTGCTCAAAATCTTTCGAACGCCAACCGATCGTCACCTGTCTACAGTCTCAGAGGAGCGGCGGTTGACTTCCGCTCTTGACATAGGAAGAATCACACCCCATTTTGGGTAAGAGCGTGACCTGTCACGCATGCGTTGTAGCCGTTTAAGGCAGGGAAACGACGTCAGTCGACCGCGTCGACATACGAGGGGAACACCATGGGACATGCACTCCGTAAAAACGATCACAGCCTCTACATTCCTGCCCGCGATCTTTCGCAGGTCGCGAAGGCGCGCCCGGTGCATGGAGAGCATCAAACCCAGTTGAGCAATGCATTCTGCATTGCTTTTCAGCGCTACGAAAAAGCGCTAGAGGAATTAGCTAAGGTTTGATGCGATGCTTATCGCTCAACTTGAAGGTGAGGCTTGCGAAGGAATTCGCTACCTCACTGTTGAAGATTTGGTTTATATAAACCACCATCTCATTAGAGCACAAACCCCTAATGAGTTGATTGGCGTCATTAAACCAAATGAGCTTGAATCATCTCAACAGAGGCCAGCCCAACACCGATATTACACCCAGCAGAGTGACATATACTGCCTTGCATCGGTGCTCATTGAAAGTATCATCCGCAATCACTCGTTCGCTAATGCAAACAAACGCACAGCAGCTGCCGCAGGAATAATTTTCCTGTTACTAAACGGCTACGAGCTGACAGCGCCAGATCATGAGGTTATTACCATGATGCTGGGCGTGGCAAACTATGATTACTCTAGAGATGAATTAGAGAACTGGCTTGCGTATTGGAGTAGAGAGCACAGCGCAACAAAACTTAGCCTGATTGATCACCAACTAGAGAGTCACATGAAACTGAAAAATCTATAGCTAAGTTCTTGCAAGCCTCGCGAGCGTCTTTTTGTATTTAAATATAAATTCATCCATAGTAGTCTCTTTACCATAAAAAAGATCAGAATCTACGCCATCCTCAGGCATGAGATTAGCAGCCTTCCGTATATTCCGAATCAACTTCCGCCCAACATGCCGCGCATCTTTGAAGTGCGGAATATTGCAGATTTTTACACGCTCCTCTACAAACTCTTCTCTCTTGAAAATCAGCCCTTTAACAAGTTTCCTCCGCTCGACCCGATAAAGATCAACATAGTTTCCATCATCCTTCTCAAAGACGATGTTGAAATCCTTAAGAATTCGTTCAAGCTCTCTATAAGTTACAATACGTTCCGACTTTTGTATTTTTCTCGTACGAGATTTAATCCAGCGCCCCATTTGCTCAATTTCGATATCTGAAGCATCACCCTTATGCTTTCTCGGGGCAAACCTATGCGCAGCCACGCGAAGCATAAACGAGTACATTTCGTCCTGCGTCGCACGCTCATTAAAGGTCAAATTATTACGATCAAGATGGCACAGCATAGCCACTAAAGCCGTGCGTTTATTTCCGTTATTCAGAGCATGGTTACAACAAATTCCATAAGCCAGGGTAGCAGCATTCATTTCGGCTGTTTTGTATTTATAGAAACCATCATAGCCCGCGTGCTGACGAGCAACAGCCGACTGAAGCAGACCTTGATCCTTGATGCCTGGAGGAGATATAGGATCATCACTATCGGCAAAGTCACGCGTAAGCGCATCGTGAATCTGCACAACATCATCGTAAGTTAAGGTTTCCAGTCCTAGCACAAACTATCCCTTCGATTATTACCTGAGCGGGGTCTATATCACAACCAGGCTTCTGATCTTCCGAGCAGAAATGGCATATTTTTTGATCAAAAAACCATGAGACTTGCATTCAGAACTTATCATTCTCCAGCGATTTATCTACGCAACTTCTAATCGCCAAACATGGGAAAACTTAGTTAATTGGCGATACAAATGCGCCCGAGATCTACCAGCCAGTAACAAATGGTAATGCTGAGGAATCGTCTAGTAGATACATCCATAGAGAATGGGTGCGACAGCACTACAGAGGCTCATCTAGGATATCAGTACTGATGCCACGAAGAAATACCATAGCACTACTGCTTGACGGCAAGCCCGCGGTGGAAGGCTCAGTTAACCAAGGGGACTATGTTGAGTGTACAACGAGCGAAGTAAGGCCTAGGTGCGATGACGGCATAGCCCCCCCCTACTGGCTTGTTCAAGGGACCAGAGCATAAAGCTACAACACTATCAGCCATAGCCATCCATCGCCAATAACTGTACGGACATACAGTAATTCGGATAATGGGCTACCCACTACCCGGATTGCATATGCCCTACCAGCCCTCACAATTCCGCCCGCCGCGCCGGCATGAGATCGCCGGACTCCGCTACTACCGCACTGCCTCGGCCTACAACTGGCTCGGCGTAGCGATGGCACATCCGACTCGCGCAATCCAGTTGCTGCTCGAACAGTGTGAGCCAGACGTGCTCTCGCCGATGTTCAACATCGAGATAGACGCGATCCTGAGCCAAGCCGACGAGTACGCAAAGACCGGCCAGGTGCTCGAGCGCGAGCAACTGCGCGAAATGCTCATGCACCTGATTTCGAAGGCCGCGGGCGACTGATCCGGAGCCACCATGAAGAATGTTCTCTCCCGTCTGGCGGCAGTAGCCGTCATTGGCGCCAGCCTGGTCGCGCTACACGCAGTGATCGAGCTAGCGCCAGCATTCGCAGCCCTGCAATGGGGCTGCTCGTTCTAGCTCGCCGGTAGCCGAATAGGCTGCCATTTCCCGAAAACCATTTTCCCGACCAGCGCCCCGCAGGACGGGGAGGTATTGCCCATGATCAGGTTTTTGACCGCAGAAGAAGTAGCGGAGTTGACTGGATTTGTTCGGCCGGCAGCCCAGAAGCGCTGGCTATCTGAGAACGACTTTTCGTTCGTAGAGGGAGGCGATGGTCGACCGAAAGTCCTGGAGGAGGTTGTGCTAAGTCGCCTCGGCGCAAGACAGGCCAAGAAAGAGAAAGGACCGCGACTGCGGTTGACGGGGTAGGAGATAGAGATGCGTCCGAGGAAGAAGGATAGACACCTTCCGATGTGCATGTTTCAGCGAGGGCCATCCTTTTATTTCGTGAGGGATGGGAAGTGGACGAATCTTGGGAGGGACTATCGCGCCGCTCTTCTTGAGTACGCGAAGCTCACCGGCGGCGCCAGCAAGGATGGGATGATCGACCTGATCGACAGGGTGATGGACCACATTGCGCCGTATCGGTCAGCTAACACGATTACCCAATATCGGGCTGTAGCTGAACGGTTGAAGGGCATGTTCGCCGAGTTCCAGCCAAGGGAAGTCCTGCCGAAGCATGTTGCTCAGGTAAAGACACATATGGCGTCGACACCGAACATGGCGAACAGGACTCTCACCGTTCTCCGCGTTGTGTTCGCGCAGGCTCTTGAGTGGGGGGAAGTGGACTCGAATCCTTGCATTGGGATCAAACCTCACTCTGAGAAGAAGCGCGGCCGCTACCTCAACGACAAGGAGCTGCTATCCATTCTCGACAACTGCAGCGAGTACATGCGGTGCATCTTCGAACTTGCCTACCTCACCGGTCAGCGGATCGGTGATGTTCTGTCGATCAAGCTCGATGACGTGAGCGATGACGGAATCGCATTTCAGCAGCAGAAGACGGGATCGAAGGTGCTCATATCGATGACCCCGGACCTAGATGCCGTGGTGCAAAGAGCGAAAGCACTACCGCGCCCTGCCGATGCGAAGAACCTCATCTGCAACAGGAAGGGGAAGCAGGTGGACTATGCGACAACGAGAGACGCATGGAAGAGGGCTCGAGAGGCGGCGGGCGTCACCGATGCGCGGATCCATGACCTTCGCGCGAAGGCCCTGACTGATGCGAAGAAACAAGGGAAGGATGCCAGGAAGCTTGGCGGTCACACCGACCCACGCATGACAGATCGGTATATAAGGCAGAGGGAGCATGAGGTGGCAGAGCCGCCGACAATGCCGAGGAAATCAGGGTAGTATTGGAAGAATTTCAATACTCCAAAACGCGCGCCCTCATGGCGCGCCGTAAGCCATTGATGAATAAGCCAAATACCGATCTCGCACAACACACGCCAATGATGCAGCAGTACTTCAAACTGAAGCATCAGCACCCCGACCAATTGATGTTCTATCGCATGGGCGACTTCTACGAGCTGTTCTACGAGGACGCGAAGAAGGCCGCCAAGCTGCTCGACATCACCCTGACCGCGCGCGGCCAGTCCGGCGGCAAGGCGATCCCGATGGCAGGCATTCCCTTCCATTCGGCGGAGGGCTACCTGGCCAAGCTGGTCAAGCTCGGCGAGTCGGTGGCGATCTGCGAGCAGATCGGCGACCCGGCCACCAGCAAGGGGCCGGTGGAGCGCCAGGTGGTGCGGATCATCACCCCCGGCACGGTGAGCGACGAGGCGCTGCTCGACGAACGCCGCGACAACCTGCTGGCGGCGATCCTCGGCGACGAGCGCCTGTTCGGCCTCGCCGTGCTGGACATCACCAGCGGCCGCTTCAGCGTCCAGGAGATAAAAGGCTGGGAAACCCTGCTGGCCGAACTGGAGCGCCTCAACCCGGCCGAGCTGCTGATTCCCGACGACTGGCCACAGGGCCTGCCGGCGGAGAAGCGCCGCGGCGTACGTCGCCGCGCGCCGTGGGACTTCGATCGCGACTCGGCGCACAAGAGCCTCTGCCAGCAATTCGGCACCCAGGACCTGAAAGGCTTCGGCTGCCAGAACCTGACCCTGGCCATCGGCGCCGCCGGCTGCCTGCTCGCCTACGCCAAGGAAACCCAGCGTACCGCCCTGCCGCACCTACGCAGCCTGCGCCACGACCGCCTCGATGACACGGTGATCCTCGACGGCGCCAGCCGCCGCAACCTGGAGCTGGATATCAACCTCAGCGGTGGCCGCGAGAACACCCTGCAATCGGTGGTCGACCGCTGCCAGACCGCCATGGCCAGCCGCCTGATGAGCCGCTGGCTGAACCGTCCGCTGCGTGACCGCGCGGTACTGGAAGCCCGCCAGGAGTCCATCGCCTGCCTGCTGGAACGCTACCGCTTCGAGAACCTGCAACCGCAGCTCAAGGAAATCGGCGACCTCGAACGCATCCTCGCCCGCATCGGCCTGCGCAACGCCCGCCCTCGCGACCTGGCGCGCCTGCGCGACGCGCTGGCGGCGCTGCCGGACCTGCAGAACGCCATGACCGAACTGGAAGCGCCGCACCTGCAGGCGCTGGCCACCACCATCGGCACCTATCCCGAACTCGCCGAACTGCTGGCCAAGGCGATCATCGACAACCCGCCGGCGGTGATCCGCGACGGTGGCGTGATCAAGACCGGCTATGACGCCGAGCTGGACGAGCTGCAGGCGCTGAGCGAAAACGCCGGGCAATTCCTGATGGACCTGGAAGCGCGCGAGAAGGCCCGCACCGGCCTGCCCAACCTGAAGGTCGGCTACAACCGCATCCATGGCTACTTCATCGAGCTGCCACGGGTGCAGGCCGAACAGGCGCCGGCCGACTACATCCGCCGGCAGACCCTGAAAGGCGCCGAGCGCTTCATCACGCCGGAACTGAAGGCCTTCGAGGACAAGGCGCTGTCGGCCCAGAGCCGCGCCCTGGCCCGCGAGAAGGCGCTCTACGAAGAGCTGCTGGAACGCCTGATCGGCCATCTCGCTCCGCTCCAGGACAGCGCCTCGGCGCTGGCGGAGCTGGACGTGCTGGCGAATCTCGCCGAACGCGCGCTGAACCTCGACCTGAATCGCCCGCGGTTCGTCGAACACACCTGCCTGCACATCGAGCAGGGCCGCCATCCGGTGGTCGAGCAGGTGCTGGAGACACCGTTCGTGGCCAACGACCTGGCGCTGGATGCCGACACCCGGATGCTGGTGATCACCGGTCCGAACATGGGCGGTAAATCCACCTACATGCGGCAAACCGCGCTGATCGTGCTGCTTGCGCACATCGGCAGCTTCGTTCCGGCTGCGCGCTGCGAGCTGTCCCTGGTGGACCGCATCTTCACCCGCATCGGCTCGTCCGACGACCTTGCCGGCGGCCGCTCGACCTTCATGGTGGAGATGAGCGAAACCGCCAACATCCTGCACAACGCCACTGACAAGAGCCTGGTGCTGATGGATGAGGTCGGCCGCGGCACCAGCACCTTCGACGGCCTGTCGCTGGCCTGGGCAGCGGCCGAGGACCTGGCCCGGACTCGCGCCTTCACCCTGTTCGCCACCCACTACTTCGAGCTGACCGTACTGCCGGAAAGCCAGCCCGCGGTAGCCAACGTGCACCTGAACGCGACCGAGCACAATGAACGCATCGTGTTCCTGCACCATGTACTGCCGGGACCGGCGAGCCAGAGCTACGGCCTCGCGGTGGCCCAGTTGGCCGGCGTGCCGGCCCCGGTAATCCAGCGCGCCCGCGAACACCTCAAGCGCCTGGAAACCACCAGCCTGCCGCACGAGATGCCGAGCCAGCAGAGCGGCAAGCCCGCCTCGCCGATGCAGAGCGACCTGTTCGCCAGCCTGCCGCACCCGGTGATCGATGAATTGTCGAGGATCAATCCCGACGATATCAGCCCGCGGCAAGCTCTCGATCTGTTATATGCATGGAAGATGCGGGTCTGA